GCCGAAAGGTTGACGCGTATTCGTAAAAAGCCGGAATGTCTCCCCGATTTGATGGGCTTTTATCGTGAAAATCCTTGGCAGTTCATTACTGATTGGGGTATGACGCATGATCCGCGTAACCCTGAAATTGGACTCCCTTCTTCTATCCCTTTTTTACTTTATACACGTCAAGAAGAATGGGCTAAGTGGTTCTTTGAGCGTTGGCGCGCTCGAGAGAATGGTTTAAGTGATAAATCACGTGCGGTCGGCCTAACTTGGATAGCCGTAGCCATGGCGTGTACTCTCGCGCTTTTTTATGACGAAGTAATTTTCGGGTTCGGCTCGAGAAAAGAAGAATACGTAGATAAACTTGGTGATCCGAAATGTATACTATATAAAGCGCGAGCGTTTATGCGTATGTTACCAGTTGAATTTCGAGGAGGATGGAATAAAGATAGACACGCCCCGCATATGCGTATTGAATTTCCAGGTACCAATTCTGTGATTATTGGGGAAGCGGGCAACAACATAGGACGAGGCAATCGAGTTAGCGCTTATTTTCTTGATGAAAGCGCGCACGTATTGCAGCCGGAACTTATCGAAGCTTCTTTATCTGAAACTACAAATTGTCGAATTGATATATCTACGCCGCGCGGGCGCAATAACCCATTTGGGCGTAAGCGTTGGAGCGGCGAGATACCTGTCTTTAGTTTTCATTGGCGCGATGACCCAACTAAAGACGAGGCATGGTACGAAAAGCGTAAAAAGATGATCGGGGATCCAGTTATTATTGCGCAAGAGCTAGATTTAGATTATTCCGCTTCCATTGAAGGGGTTATTATCCCGGCTACGTGGGTATGGGCCGCGGTAGATGCCCACAAAACTTTAGGTATTAAGCCGACTGGTGTGCGCCGCGCGGCGTTAGACGTAGCGGACGCGGGTCGAGATTTAAACGCTTTTTGCGGTCGTTACGGTATTTTAATTGAGTTTTTAGAAGAATGGACTGGTAAAGAAAGCGATATTTTCGTAACTGCTAAACGAGCCGTAGCGCTAATGGATGTTTTCGGATACGAAGATATCTATTATGACGCCGATGGGTTAGGCGCGGGTGTTCGCGGGGATGCTAGAGTAATTAATAGAAAAAGAAAAAATAATGGTTTAAAACCAGTAGATTTTCGTGCATTTCATGGTTCAGGCGCCGTACTTCATCCCGAGCGAGAAGCTTTTTTAAAACGCGGTGAAACTAGAGAGGCCGGACGCGGGCGCACTAATGAAGATTTTTTTGGTAATTTTAAAGCCCAAGCGTGGTGGGCGCTAAAACATAGGTTTTGGCTAACGTATCAAACTATTCAAGCTCATAAAGAGAATGATGAAAATTGGGAGTATGACCCGAACGATTTAATCTCTATATCCAGCGCTGTAACTGATTCTGAGGGAAAAAATCTATTACAAAAGCTAGTTGCAGAATTATCGCAGCCGACGTACTACGAAGCTGAGCTATCGGGTAAAATGTATGTGGATAAGCTTCCGGATGGCGCCCGCTCGCCGAATTTAGCAGATGCTGTTATGATAGCTTTTGCTCCGACTAAAAAAATTAGAGGTGGCCTTAGTGTTTAAAAATATTCTTGTTAAAATGCTTCGTTGGGCATTAAGCGAAAAAAAAATTATTGAAGAAAAACCTAAAAAAAAGTTTTTTGATAAAATGACGCTAAAAACGGATATGACTGCGAGTGAAGCCCTAGAGTTCATGCGGGTTTGTTCTTTTCAAGAAAAAAAATTAAATATTTTTTATGGCCAAACGGATGGTGAGGTCGTAGCAATGGACGCCGCTACACCAGCCTACGATTTTGAGGGGGCAAATGGCCGTTTTGCCATTAGTGGAATTATATCTCCTTCGCAGATCGCCTGGTATGGTTCTCAAAGTTTCATCGGTTACCAATTATGCGCCGCGCTTACACAGAATTGGCTTATTGAAAAATGTTGTTCTATGCCCGCGGAAGACGCGACAAGTAAGGGGTATGAGGTAACAGTAAATGACGGAACTAAAATAGATAAAAAAATTCAAGATGCTATTCGTCAAGCCGATATTCGATTAGAACTCATGAAAAGCTTAACTTCGTTTGTAACAAAAGGAAGGATGTACGGGATTCGCGTAGCTTATTTTGATATAGCGACCAATAATTCCGATGAATACTATTCTAAACCGTTTAACCCAGATGGCATTAAGCCCGGTAGCTATAAAGGTATTATTCAAGTTGACCCTTTTTGGATAGTCGGATTATTAAGTAGCGAAAGCGCGGCTAATCCAGGGTCGCGGCATTTTTACGAGCCTACTTGGTGGCAGATTGGGGGTCGTAAAATTCATTACACCCATGTGATTATTTATCGATGTGGTGAGTTGGCTGATACCCTTAAGCCAACGTATTTATGGGGCAGCGTGTCTATCCCGCAAAAGCTTTATGATCGAGTATATTGCGCGGAACGGACGGCTAATGAAGCTCCACTGCTAGCGTTAACAAAAAGGACAGAAGTTTATAAAACTGATTTATCCGAGGCTATAGCCCAAGGACCGGCGTTTATTGCCCGTATGCAAGAAAATACTGCACTTAGAAATAACTATGGGACCCGAGTTATAGACGAAAGTGAAGAAATTCAACAGCACGATGTTTCATTAACAGATCTTGATGCGGTAATTATGACGCAATATCAACTCGTGGCCGCGATAGCGGAAATTCCCGCGACGAAATTAATGGGTACACAACCCAAAGGATTTAATACAACCGGTGAATACGAAGAATCGAGTTACCATCAAAAATTACAAGCTATTCAGCGTCATGATTTAACCCCCTTATTAGCCCGGCACTATGAAATACTTATCCGATCAGAAATAGCCCCCAAATTCGGCGTGCAACCATTCAATGTAACTATAGTGTGGAATTCTTTAGACGCCATGACTGCTAAAGAGCAAGCGGAGGTTAATGATATTAAAGCCACAAGTGACGAAAAATTAGCGCGGGCAATGGCGCTTAGCGGTGACAATATTCGCGATCGATTAATTTCTGATCCTCAAAGCGGCTATAGTGGCATAACGAGCGGTGCGCCAGAGCCGATTGAAGAAAACGATGATTTAGGCGAAGGTGATGACGCGAACACCTTTAATTAATCCTATTCGGTTAACTTGGGCTAAAGATCACAATAAGTATCTGGTAGGTTATCCGTTATTTTATCCGGCAGCGTTACGGGCAAAATATGAATTAGAATTGAGAACGCTTGCGGCGTATATGACAAGTTATACACGAAAACGCATAATTAATTTATTTACGAGCGATTTAGGTGACGATTATTTTTATGAACAAAAAGAATTGGCTGCAATGGATGAAAGTTTAGCCAGTCAAGCCCGAATATTAACTAATGCTCTAACTAAAAAATTTGAAGCGTTATTTACTAAAAAAGCGCAAAGATTATCAGAAAAAATGATTGCGGGTGCGGATACGGCTAGTAAATCGGGATTAAAATCGAGTCTACAACAACTCGCCGGGGAGCTATCCCTAAAGTTAAATTTTATTCCTTCTAGCTTAAAAGAAGTATCTAACGCTTCTATCGCCGAAAATGTTTCTTTAATAAAATCTATCCCCGATACCTATTTTAATCAGATTACGGGCGCCGTTATGCGTTCTATAACCACAGGGGGTGGCGTTAAAAGTCTCATGCGTCATTTTAAAAAATACGACGATATGACCGACCGACGCGCTAAAAACATCGCGCTTGATCAAACACGTAAAGCCTATAATTCTATCAACGTACAGCGTATGATGGCTTCAGGATATAAAAAATTTCGCTGGCTCCATAGCGGCGGCGGCATGCACCCGCGACCCCTTCATGTGGCCATGAATGGAAAAGTTTATAGTTTTGATGATTTACCGGTGATCGATAAAGTTACCGGTGAGAAAGGTATTCCGGGGCAATTACCTAATTGCGGATGCACTTTACAACCAGTTTATGAGTTTCCAGGAGGGTAATATGAAACCCAGCGCAAGAAAAGTTGATACTAACGGCTGGATAGAAATTAAAGATAACCCTATTTCTAAAGTGGGCGTTTTCCAGTATTCGGGAGAAAGTTTAGGACAAGGTTTTGAACCGGGAAAAATGTATAATGTCTATCGCCCAGCTGAAGAACTATCTGATCCAGAAACTATAGATTCTTTTAAATTATTACCTTGGACTAATGGTCATCCATCAAAACTATTAGGTAGTTCTGATAAAAATCGTATGCCGGCGGAAGACAAAGGAATCGAAGGGGTTATTGGCGAAAACGTATACTTTGATGGCGAATTTTTAAAAGGTAATATTAAAGTTTTCTCCGAAAGTTTAGGGG